ATGCGCAAGAAAAAGGTGAGTTGGATTATAGTTTATTGTTCTTATGGGATTCAGTTGGTTCTGTTCCTTGTAAGATGACTTACGAAGGTAAGGGTGGTAAACAACACAACGCATCGACATTAGCTGACAAAATTGGTATGGGTATCAACCAACGTATTTCAGGTTCACGTAAAGCGGATTCTAAATACGAAAACACTTTGGTTATTGTAAACCAACCGTGGGTTGAACTACCTGATAACCCATTTGGTCAACCTAAGATTAAGGCTAAAGGTGGTGAAGCGATTTGGTTGAACTCATCTTTGGTATTCCTATTCGGTAACCAAAAAGGTGCTGGTACAACTAAAATTACCGCAACAAAAGACAAACGAACAATTAAGTTTGCATCAAGAACTAAAGTTTCTGTAATGAAAAACCACATTAATGGTTTGGGTTATGAAGATGGAAAAATAATTGTTACCCCACACGGATTCATTGCCGGTAAAGAAACAGCTGAAGAAAAGGCTTCTATTGAGAAGTACAAAAAAGAATATGCTGATTATTGGAAAGAGATTATCGGAACTGATGGTGACTTTGATTTGAGAGAAGAAAAAGAGTACGTATAACTTAAATAAACAATAGTGATTAAAACGTTAATAATTGACGGAAACAATCTTTTTAAAATTGGGTTTCATGGTGTAAGAGATTACTTCCATAATGGAAAACATATTGGAGGTACTTGGCACTTCATAAACACAATTAGACGGTTTATTGAAGAATACAATTACGATAAGGTTGTTGTATTTTGGGATGGTGATAGTAATTCTTCTGCAAGGAAGACTATCTACCCCCAATACAAAGAACATCGTAGAAACGACATGAATGAGTTTAAAATGGACTCATTTCAAGAACAGAAGGAGAGGGTAAAACAATACCTCGAAGAGATGTTCGTAAGACAAGTTCTCATTGACAATAATGAAGCTGATGACCTTATCGCTTATTATTGTCAAATCTCTGAGAACGAACACAAAACAATTTTTTCAGGTGATAAAGATTTGACACAACTTATTTCAGATAAGGTGTCAATCTATTCACCGAACTCAAAAAGATTCTATAAGAAGGGGGATAACATCAAATTACACGACATTGAAGTTCCACACGATAACATCAAGACCTGTAAGGTTTTAATGGGGGACAAGTCAGATAATATCGATGGTATCTATTTCTTGGGTGAGAAGACATTTGCGAAATTATTCCCTGAGGTACTTGACGAAACGGTAAGTGTTACCGATATTTTGACAAAGGCAGAAAGCCTTCTGAAAGAAGACAAAGAAAACAAAGTATTACAAAATTTGTTAAGTGGTAAAACCAAAACAGGAATATATGGAGATGAATTTTTCGAGATTAATGAAAAGATTGTCGATTTGTCGAACCCCCTTATTACAGATGACGCTAAGGAATTAGTGGAACTTTATTACCGTGAGAGTCTTGACCCTGACGGTAGAGGTTACAAGAACCTAATCAAAATGATGATGGAAGATGGGTTCTTCAAGTATCTACCAAAAGGAGACGACGCTTGGGTATATTTTTTGAAACCCTTTTTAAAACTAACAAGAAAAGAAAAACGTAAATTCAAACAAGTAAAATAAAAAAAATAATTATGAAAGAGCAAAACGACGCAACGAAACTCGAGTTTTTGATGATGGTTAATGATAACATCATTGTTCAACGATTTTTTAATGTTAGGGATTTTAACCCTAAAGCTAAAAGTTCGATGGACTTGTACCAGTTAATCAAACAATTTTCAAATGACATCGAGTATCAACTTAAGATGAAAACAGTGGTCTACATGATGGACAATATGGATGAAATCATGACAAATCCGAATATGTTGGAGACATCTTACACCGACGGTCCTGAACATATTAACATCTTTGTTAAACAAGGAGACATGACAATTTGTCACCGTCAGTTCAACGCGAAAGTATACCCTCCGAAGGTAAGATACACCGTAGACGTACGCCCACACCTAAAAAATTTACTAATGTCGTTGACTGACATTTTTTCATCTAAAAATTTAACATTGGATTACATGGGTGTTCCTCTAACTGTCTAATATTTATCTTTACACTAACAGAGAATTACTATGGCGTCAAACAAAAATTTTGAATATTTGGGTAGCGGATTTCAGCTACAACTACTAAACCAACTTATCGTTGATAAGGAGTTTGCGAGAACTATTATTGATGTTCTTGAGGTAAATTACTTCGAGAGCAAGTATTTCAAACTCATCGTTCAAATGGTGAAGGAGTACTATGTGAAGTACGAACATACACCTACGTTTGATACCTTAGAACAAATTACAAAATCAGAATTACAACAAGAATTAGCATCAAAAATCGTTATTGATACTATCAAAAAGATTAAAGATGTTAATGTTGAGGGAGGACAATTCGTTCAAGAGAAAGCACTTAAGTTCTGTAAACAACAAGAACTACAAAAAGTGATGAACAAGGCTCAAAAAATCATCGACGGTGGTGAATTTGAGAATTATGATAAGGTTGAACAACTTGTTAGAACTGCTCTACAAGTAGGTCAACGAGAAGACGGACAGTCTGATGTTTTTGCTAATTTGGAAGAGGTGTTAAACGAAGACTATCGTCACCCAATCCCTATGGGTATCCCTGGTATCGATAGACTTTTAAAGGGTGGATTAGCAAAAGGGGAAATTGGTGTTGTGTTAGCACCAACAGGTGTAGGTAAATCTACACTACTAACAAAAATTTCAAACCACGCTTTCAACTTGGGTTACAATGTATTACAAATCTTTTTTGAGGATAACCCAAAAATTATTCAAAGAAAACATTTCACACTATGGACAAAAATCCATCCAGATGAACTATCTTTGAAGAAAGATGATGTTATGGCGAAGGTTCACGAGATTAAAACCACAATGCCAAACAAACTAATCTTGAAAAAACTACCATCAGATACTATGAGTATGTTACAAATCAAGAACCAAATCAGAAAGATGATTGCTGATGGTGTCAGAATTGATATGGTATTATTGGATTACATCGACTGTGTGGTTCCTGATAGAAACTTAGGTGATGAGTGGAAGTCTGAAGGTTCTGTGATGAGAGCATTTGAAGCAATGTGTCACGAACTTGACCTTGTAGGGTGGACTGCAACTCAGGGTAACCGTCAATCAATCTCATCAGATGTTGTAACAACCGACCAAATGGGTGGTTCTATTAAGAAGGCTCAAGTAGGTCACGTAATCATTTCTGTGGCTAAGTCACTACAACAAAAAGAGATGAAGTTGGCTACAATAGCAATCACAAAATCACGTATCGGTGATGATGGGGTTGTATTTGAAAACTGTAAGTTCGACAACGGAATGTTGGAGATTGATACTGAAAGTTCTGTGACTTTCTTAGGACTTGAAGAGCAAGTTGAAGAAAGAAACAGACAACGAATCAAAGACTTGATGGATAGAAGAAAAGAGAAGGATTCACAAAAAAAACAAATACAAGAAAATAAATAAAATTATGGAAAATATATTAAAAGAAAATCCGAGCAGATTTGTCATATTCCCTATTGAATACAATGATATTTGGGAATATTACAAACAACACCAAGCAGCGTTTTGGACGGCTGAGGAAATTGACCTAACAGGTGATATTAGAGATTGGGAAAACCTATCAGATAACGAAAGATATTTTATCAAGAACGTATTGTCTTTCTTCGCAGCATCAGATGGTATTGTGAATGAAAACTTGGCGGAAAACTTCCTTAAAGAAGTTCAATATCCCGAGGCTAAGTTCTTCTACGGATTTCAGTTGATGATGGAGAATATTCACTCATTGATGTATTCATTGTTGATTGATACTTATGTCTCAAATCCACAAGAAAAAGATGAGTGTTTCAACGCAATTGACCGATTACCGGCAGTTCAGAAGAAAGCTAAATGGGCTTTGGATTGGATTGAAAACGCATCTTTCCAAGAGAGATTGGTTGCCTTCGCAGCGGTTGAGGGTATCTTCTTCTCAGGTTCATTCTGCTCAATCTTTTGGATGAAATCAAGAGGTATTATGCAAGGTTTGTGTAACGCAAACTCACTTATCTTTAAAGATGAGAACTTACACTGTGATTTCGCAATTCACTTATTAAACAACCACATCCAAGACAGACCAAGTGAGAAACGAATCAAAGAGATTCTACTTTCGGCACTTGAGATTGAAAAAGAATTTATTACCGAGTCACTTCCTGTGTCATTAATAGGTATGAATTCAAATCTAATGAAACAATACTTAGAGTTTGTGGTTGACGGACTATTAGTTAAACTTGGATGTAAAAAAGAATTCAACGTAGAACAACCATTTAAATTTATGGAACAGATTGCGGTTGAGACCAAAGGTAACTTCTTTGAATCAAGAACTGTTGAATACCAAAAAGCTAAGTTAAATGAAACACTATCATTTACGGACGATTTCTAATTAATTAAACTATATAATATGTCATTAAAGATTAAAAAAAGAGGTGGTGAGGAGGTATCCTTCAATCCACAGAAAATTTATAACAGAGTAAAAAGAGCTGCAAAAGGTTTGAGTGTAAATTCAGACGAGATTTTTATTAAGGTAATTACTTCAGTACCAACTGAAGGTTTAATTACCACAAAAGAACTTGACAAATTAGTTTATGAGATTGCGGCTTCGTACACTGGTAGTCATCACGACTATTCACGTTTAGCGTCATCAGTCGCAATTTCTTCATATCACAAAGAGACTAATGAAAGTTTCTCTGAGACTATGAATTTGTTATATGGTCATGGGATTATTAATGAAATCTTAATTGACACTATTAATAATTACGGTCCTGAAAACATAGACAAAGTTATTAATCACGAGAATGATTATAACTTTGATTATTTCGCTTGGCGTTCATTACAAGAAATGTATTTGTTGAAAACACCTAATGGTGTGGCGGTTGAAAGACCACAACATATGTATATGAGAGTAGCTCTTTGGGTTACTAAGAGTTTTGAAGAAGCTGTTGAGTATTATCAATCGTTATCTCAACAATTAATTTCACCGGCAACACCAATTATGATTAACGCAGGTACAAAAGTACCTCAGTTAGCATCTTGTGTTCTACACTATAACAACGCTGACTCACGTGACGGTCTTTTGGGTACCATGAGAGACATCTCAACGTTCTCATCTGACGCGGCGGGTATTGGACTTGCAATGTCTAACATTCGTAGTAAAGAAAGTCGTATCAGCACTTCAGGTGGTTACGCGGGAGGTTTATTGAAGTACCTTAAAATAGTAAACGAATCATTGAGATTCTTTAACCAACAAGGTCGTCGACCTGGTAGTGCCGCAATCTATTTAGAACCATGGCACAAAGATATCTTTGACTTGTTGGATATTAAAAAGAACACAGGTGCGGAAGAACTTAGAGCTCGAGACCTATTCACCGCATTGTGGTTACCAGATAACTTTATGAGAGCTGTTGAAACAAATGGTGACTGGTATTTGTTCTGTCCTAATGACATTATTAAAGCGGGTATCAAACCTCTCCAAGAGTGTTACGGACAAGAATATGAAAATAACTACAACAGAGCGGTACAATTAGGTTTAGGTAAGAAAACTAAAGCACAAGAGATTTGGAATAAGATTATTGAATCTCAAGTTGAAACTGGCGTTCCTTATTTGTTGGCTAAAGATAGTGTTAACTCTAAGAGTAACCACCAAAACATTGGTGTTGTAAAACAATCTAACCTTTGTGCTGAAATCGTTCAGTACACAGATGAAGAAACCACGGCTATTTGTACATTATCATCTATGGTTCTTAAGAACTTCATTAAAGATGGTAAGTTTGACTTTAAATTACTTCACGATGAGACAAGAAAAGTTGTTAGAGCGTTGAATAAAGTTGTTGATGTTAATAACTACTCAACTGAGAAAGGGCGTAAGGGTGGAATGGAACAAAGAGCTATCGCTATCGGTACTCAGGGACTTGCTGACGTATTCTATTTAATGGATTACATATTCACTTCACCTGAAGCTCGTCAATTGAATAAAGATATTTTTGAAACTATCTATTTCGCGGCGGTAAGTGAAAGTAATGAATTATGTAAAACAGAAGAATACCAACCATATAAGTTCTTTGAAGGTTCACCATTATCACAAGGTGTATTCCAATTTGATATGTGGGGTCTTAAAGAAGATGAACTTTCAGGTTTTTGGGATTGGAAATCTTTGAAAGAAGATGTTGCTAAGTGGGGTGTTTGTAACTCATTATTTACGGCTCAGATGCCGGTTGCATCTTCAGCTA